AAGTTTTCAAATTTAGTCCAAAATGGGTCTTTAGCACTTGCCTCAATAGTATTGATTGGCTTTAAAGTTACTACTTGACCTAATTCTTCGTTAATTAATTCTTTATCTTTTTTTGGAACAAATTCCTTAGAAAGTTGTTCGAATAATTGATTTGGTGTTTGTTTCATAATTATATTATTGTAATAATGTTTCTATATCGTTAAAATAATCGTTAATCATATCTGTCCCAATTACGACAGCAAAGCTTTCCGGATTATCTCTGTAATATTTTATTGTTTCTATTTTTGCTAATTTAATAGATTTTTTAATATCTTCAAATCTAGATTCTAATTTATCAAAAGCCTCTATACGTTCCGCATGAAATTTAGATGCTTTATCTTCGTTTTCTTTTATATTACGGTTATACATATTAAAATAGTTTTTTAACTACCATTCCTGATCCTTTTTGTACATATGTACCATCTTTATTTTTAGGAACTAATTTATATTTAAATTGTTTTGTATAAGCGCTGTCAGTAACTCCATCAGGACCTGCTTTTGGTCCAGGGCCTAAATCTGCTCCATCACCTAATTTACCTTCACCCATAGTATAACCTAAAGAACTTACCATACCAGATGGCATTTTCATTTTATATTTGGATTTTTTCTTTTTTTTCTTTTTACCCGGTTGTAATTTTTTTCTTACAAAAGCATAAGGTGTATTATAAGCACCAGCTGCACCAGAGGTTGAAACTTCTTCAATTTCCCCTTCCATAGTCATTCTTTTATACTCGTCTGGATATTCATTGCGAAGATGTTTTCTAATTTTATTTCTTAATAATCTAGCTTCTTCGTATATTTTTCTAAACTCTTCGTCTGATTTGGTTTTTGTATAAACTCCTTTAGCTGTAGAAACTAATTCATCAACATCATCATTCAATTTATCAAATGCTGGGAGTTCAATTACTTTCCATCCTATTTGACCTGTTTCTTTATCTATAGAATTAACTACAAATTTAGTATCTCCATCTTTAGAATAAGATACATCACCAATTTTAGCTCCAACTTGATCGGCTAAATTAGGGGATGGTGCTTCTTTAAGTTTATATTTGAGAGCCATTTGCTACTTGTATTTCATTTATTAATTGATAATAACGTAACAAATCAACTAAATTATCATCTCCAACTTTATCAGTTTTCTTTAATTCAGTTAAAAATTTAGATACTTCAGTAATTTTTATTTGAGTAGCTTTATCTTTAATATTTTTAGTTTCTTTAACTAAAGTATTTTTTAATTCACTAATTTTAGTATTATAAAAATTTCTTAAATCAGGGGTTGAATCTACTGAATTAATATATTCTTTAAGTACTTGTTTTTGATCATTAGTTAATGAATCATATTTATCATTAAATTTTTCTAATAATACTTTATATGTTAAAGTTCTTACATCTTTATCATATGTAGAAAATTCTTCAAGTACTGTTTGTTTTGAATCTTGAGTAACTTCTTTTTTAGTTAAATGTTCTAATAAAGTAATTTTATTATCAACTAACTGTGTTGGGTTAGATATAGATTTAGAATTAACATTTTCTATTAAAGTATACAAAGCAGCTAATTCTTTATAATTTGCAATTTTAGAACCGAAAAAAGATTCTAAATTATAATGCTTTTTAATTTCATTAATTAAATTATATTTTTGTTTTTTTAAAGATTTTCTATTAAATTTGGTAGATGCTTCTAATATAGTATCAATAACTAATGTAGCTCTACCTTCAGTTATTACTTTAGATTTAAGTACAGATTCATACAATTTATATTCTTTACCTAAACTAGTGTTAACAAAATATGATTTTAATATATCTATAGCTGGTGAGTTACCACCTTTAAGTGTATCAGCGGTAATTTGTCGTACTAACAGTTCAAATAGTATGCCTGTGTTTTTGTACTTTGAGTGTTTTATCTTCATCAAAAAATATATTTATTTATAAATATGTAAAGTATTTTACTTCTTTAATTGGTTTTCATCTAATAATGAAGTATTATCTTTATTTTCTTCAAATACTAATTGTTTTTTACTAGATTGGGGGATGTTTTTAAACATATCTTTGTTTTTTAGATACGTTATGTGAGCACTTTCTAATGCTAATGGTCCACCATTAAATTTAGGTTTAATAGAATCAGAATCATTTTTATCTGTATCTTTCATACGTTTTACACCTAGTCTATCCTTTCCAAAATTATCATCTTGTGTATTACGTTTTACATTAGTGTCTTTTGGTCTACCTAATTTAGGGTCATCTGCAGCATATTTTTCTGGTTTTGGTACTGCTCCAGGATCAGTATACATTCTACCTGAGCCATATAATGATGCTAAATCATGAGGTGTACCATATGATTTACCTGTTTCTACAGGATCATTTCCTTCAGCTTCAATTTGTGCCATTCTAAATTTACGTTTAGCATCCTCTCTAGTTAACTCTCTATATTCATCATATTGGTCTTCACTAAATTGATATACATTATCATAAATCCAATCAGATGGTACTAAACCTTGAGATAACAATTGTTCTGATAATTCAGTTTTAGATTTAAGTAACTCAATTTTTTCTTGTTCTAATACTATAGATGGGCTAGCCATATCTAATGTAAAATTAGTTAAGGTTTCATCTGTATACCCTTGTGTATATAAATGTACTAATGCAATTTTATTTAATTCTGATAATATAATTCTTTGTATGCGTTCTATTGTACGTGCAAATCTAATATCTTGTTGTGCTAATGTGGCTTTACCTTCTACTCCTTCTTCGTACCCTAAAAATGCTTTTGGGATTTTTAAAGCAGCAAATAGTTTACCCCTTAAGTATTCTACATCTTGTATTCCATCATATTGTAATCCAGGTGTTGTTTCAATTTTTGTAGTTGCATCATTACCTCTAATTGGAATATAAAAATCTTCTAACATATTTTGCATGTTATACTTTAAATTATACTCACCAGTTTTATTATCTTGGAATGGTGTACGTTTAAGTTGTGAAATAGTTTTTTGCATAAATGTTTCTATTTCATTTGGAGGAATAGATCCAACATTCATATAGAAAATACGCTTTTCAGGTGCACGAGCAATTCTATGAATTAACATCGCATCTTCCATTAGTACATATTGTTTATATAATTTACGAGCAGGTTCAATATATGCTCTACCATAAGGTAAATAATTAACATCTGATAATAATCTAAAATGAGCCATTTCATAATTATCAAAAAATATACCTGATTCATTTTCTAAATTTCCCCCACCTGCTCCAGGAACAGGATACATACCTGAGCTTATATTATCCATACCATCTGGGGCATATTTATATCTTACTTCTGCTGGGTTGTCTGGGTTGTATGCTTCTTGTCTTTCAATATGATATGCTGTGTAAGGGATAACATTATAAACCCCATATTTTTCGGCTATTTCTAATTTTAAGAAAAAATCTCCATATTTACACATTTGACGTACCCACATCCAAAGATTAAATTCAATATTTAATACATCATAAAATAAATTATATAATATTTTTTGTATATCTTCATTAGCACTTCTAATTTGAAGTACTTCACCCATATCATTTTTAAGAGTAGATTCATCAGCTAATACATCTAAAGCAGAAGCAATAATAGCATCTTGATCCATTACATCATATTCCGAATATAATTGGGGTCTAAGGTACTGGTAATTCATATTGAATTGAGCACCATATAAAGATGAAGGACTAGTAGAATAAATTCTATTATATCTATCAACTAATGAATTAGTTTGTAATTCCCCAGTAGATTGAATTTTACCACTATCAATTACTTTTACTTGATTACCCCCAACATTTCTGATGATTACATCAGTTGAAAATAATCTTTTTAATCTTGAAAATACGCTTTTATCAGCCATAATGTATTGTTATTATTATAAATATGATTTAAAAGAGCCATCTAATATCTTCTTTACCATCTCCAAAGTTTTGTTCATATGGATTTTTACCTAATTGACTATTACCATAACCTCCTTGATAAGGTGTTCTATTAACAGACATATTATTTAATGCATTTTTAGTTCCGTCTAAACCTCTTTGTCTCAATCTTAAAGCAGTATCTCTAATGTACATAGCAATACCAAATGACATTACTAAATCATCATTATATCCACTTTGAGCTTCCGCTCTATTATTTCTCCATATAAAGGTTTTCATTTCTTCTATTAACCTTTTTGATTGTATTGTTACTCCTTTATCACTAATGTATTCTTGAAATTTACCTATTACCATAGGTCTAGTTCTTGATGACATTGTAAAACCAGCTACCATTTTGGAGTGGTCTTGATATTTGTCAAAATACGAACTAGCATTTGGGGAGTCACTCCGTTGTGAATAGTAAAGGTTTGGATATTGTCTATCTAAAGCAACTTGTATAGTTGCCCATCCAATATTAGCATTTTCTATTACTAACATTGCTTCATTATATTCAGTAGCTAAACCTACTAATAAATGACCAAATTCTTTTGTACCTAATTGTCCTTTATATTCTGCAACTTGTGTATTATTTGCTACATCAATTACATGACACGCAGAATAATCTTTTCCATCACCTCGAGCTACATCAGCTACTACAACATAATCTCTTGTATAATCAGGTGATTCCCAAACCCATAAATTTTGATCCGCACCCCTTCTTTCCATAGGATCTTTTACATAGGTTTTTTCATAAAAATCTATATATTCAGGGTAAAATACTATATCACCAGAAGTACTAAAATCACAATCACATTCTTGGGCCGCCATTCTAGGATCACCTAATAATTCATCTTGTTGGTCTCTCCATTTTTGATCTCGCTCGGGGTGGACGTACCAAGGTAATTTAATAGGTAAGAATTGATTTTCACTTGATTC